ATTTTCGGAAATTAAATACCAATCATTAAAGAGTTCATTTGGACAATCCCGTAAATTTTTCTAGCATGATAAGTCTAGCCTGAAGATCCTGAACTATTTTCGTAAGTTCATCATTTTTCCGATTGAGTTCATCGATTTTCTGATTTTGATCTTGGACCACCTTGTTGAGATTTCCTATTATTTGGTCCTGTTCCTGGATCCGTTTAACCAATAATGCAATTATACCATTGTATCTGACCGTCAGAGGTTGCCGTTGACCTGTCTTAGGATCTGTTTCGTATTCGACACATTCCGGGAATACTTCCAGAACGTCCTCGGCCACCAGTCCATACTGACGGCTCCGCGTTGGGTCCGACCTGTAGACGAAGGAAACGGGCTGGAGCCGTTGGAAGCGGGCGGACAAATCCGTCATCCCGAGCGGCCGGACTTCCTCCTTGAAGCGCCGACTGCTCGGACTGCTGGAAAGTGTTACGTAGCCTAGACGATTATAGGCATCGACGGCTACTATATTTACATTATTAAAACCGCCCACTACATATGTCCCAAAATTGGTGCCATTAATATTGGCAACGAAAGTAGCCGGTGTATCCAGATTTTCTTCGAAAAATGTGGTACCTGTAATGTTAAGGTTGTCACCAATAATGATATTGCCACCCCTACTATTAATTAGAGATGGGTAAGATGTATTACTATTTGTAGGATCAAAAGTACTATTTTTGCCGATAATAATATTACCGTCACATTCTACAGTAGTATTATAGTTAGTAAATCGAGCAATAATGGATGAACTGTTGCCAATGACAATATTATCATTACCATAAGGTATAATTTTATTAGTATTAGCTGCATTAGTACCAAAGAATAGATTGGCCTGGTAGCCAATGGCGATATTACGACTAGAAACAGCATTATTAGTAGAGGCACCAATCTGACTATTATTGTTCATGAGTGCCTGGTAGCCGATGGCGATATTGTAGTCCGCCTGGAAACTGGCCGATGTGTTTGTGCTAATGTTATTATAATTATTAAATTGTAATGCCATCTGACCGATGGCAATGTTACCCACCGCAGAAATATAAGCGGCATTAGAACTATCGTTCTGGTGTAGTGCGGCCTGCGTCCCGATGGCGATCAGTTCGTCGCTATAAGCATTTATTATATTACTGAGGCCATTCGTTGTTATGCCCAAAGAATTATTACAATAACCGGCCGCCTGATAACCAATAGCTATCAAATCGTTGGCGGTTACAGTAGCATTGTTATTAGATAAGGTAACATTATTATTAAAATTTTGGGCGGCCTGGTAGCCCAAAGCTGTGAGCGCATTGGCCGTAAGTGATACACTAGCTCCCGGACCTGTCGAGGTTAGTCTACAGACGTTTTGCGTGGTCTGATTGCCCAGGGCGAGCATATACAAAGCTGTTAGGCTTGCTGCAGCACCATTATTATTATTCTGTGCAGCCTGTTGGGCAGCCTGATATCCGAGTGCCGTAATATCTGCCGCCAGACTACCATTATTATTACCATATGTTCTATTTTGCATGGCCAGTTGGGCTGCCTGGTAACCTATGGCCAAAATGTCCAGGACAGTCATGTTTACATAATTACCCATATTCTGCACGGCCTGCTGGGCCGCCTGATAACCAATGGCCAAAAAGTCTGAGGCCGTCAAGGTTGCACCACCATAATTATTAGTATTCTGCACGGCCTGCTGGGCCGCCTGGTAGCCTATGGCCAAAAAGTCCGAGGCTGTTAGGTTTGCATCACCAACATTATTATTATTATTTTGTACGGCCTGCTGGGCAGTTTGGTAGCCTATGGCCAAAAAATCTGAGGCTGTTAGTGTTGCACTGGTATTAGAATCGTTGATACTGTTATTATTTTTACAGCCTGTTGGGCTGCCTGATAGCCCAGAATGAACGGATATAAATTGCTTACTGTCATTGTTGTAGGTCCCGGACCATTATTCATAACTGCATTCTGACCTGCTTGACTACCAATGACGACGCTGCTGATGGGATTAGAATAATTTGCCAAAGTGGAATCTCCTAAGGCTACATTAGAATATCCAATAGTATTGGCCGCCAGAGCATTGTATCCTACCGCCGTATTGCCGGTAGCATCCGCCCCAACACTATCCGTTTTCGTATTTATCAGGGCATTATAACCAACAGCCGTGTTGCCGTTAGAATTATTCCCGGCATAAGGATTAGAATTATTAGTATTAACTGCAGATTCATTACCTAGGGCTAAAAAAACCAACGGCCACCTCATTATTTCCCAGATAATTCGCCAATGCACTATATCCAATGCATGTATTATTATCACCAACACTATTTTTATAGAGTGCATTGTATCCAACACCCGTATTATTACTACCAGTAGTATTGTTAAAAAGTGCTCCGGTTCCTAGAGCGGTATTGTCATCGCCTGTAGTATTAGTAGTTAGTGCACCATATCCAACGGCAATATTATAATTACCATTATTATCAGATAGTGTACCATATCCAATACTCGTATTATTATTACCGGTAGTATTATTAATAAGTGCATTAGCTCCTACAGCTGTATTGTAAGTACCTGTCGTATTATTGGCCAATACATTGGCCCCGACGCCCGTATTGTTACTAGCAGTAGTCACGGATAATGCATTAGCACCGAATGCAGAATTATTATCACCTGTTAAATTGGTTAAAGCTCCAGAACCATATCTTGTATCGTTGCTCATTACATATATATTTTAAATTTTATTTTTTTCGGAGGATGTTCCCAACCCGAATACATGATCTTTTATCTCTTAAAATTGATCTATTGGATATTTATGATTGTTTGCCTAAAAACTGATTTATAAAATGATTCTTATGTACAATCATTTATCTATCAGTATCCCAGGTGAACAAAAATTTCAAGATATTATTAATTACTTTATGAATCCCCACAGAATAAATGGATTTATTGAGTAATTAACAATATCTTGACGTCATGTTCACCTATCAAAACTGATACGTAAACAACATATAAACATCAGACATGTGGCCGGCTATTTGTCAGTATTCCAGGTGAACAAAACATCAATTGTATGGCCGCCTACTTGTCAATACTAAATTACATGGGATATAATTATTAAATCTCCATTTAATATTTATTTTATAGGGTATTCTACCATGTAAAATAATTTATCTTGGATCTATTTTTTATGGCAATACGATCTTTCGGAAAATATCATTAAGGAACCGATAATAATTGTCCCGGATAACACCCAGTCGGGCATGAGTGCTGCTATCGTCCTCATAAATTTTACGCATTGTTTCATATTTATGCATAAAGACAAAAAGTTTACCCAATATATTTTGCAATTGAAATATATTATTGTTCAGATCCTCACCTTGCCGTACATTTTGATAGATATTTTCTACTATCTCTTTGGTTTCTGTCAAAAGATGGTCCAAGAAATGGATCAGTTTTTCCCGCCCTTGATCATAAAAATATCGAGATATTGGTTTCAGGATACTAAAACTTGTGTCCACGGCCAAATATTTATCGTCGATAATTTTGAGTTTAACCGGCTCGTTTAGATTGCCCACAACCTTTAATGATGTAATAATCTCATCAATAGACAGTTTAGGCCAGTGATAACATTTAATTTCATCCTCTTTTTCATCATTCTTTTCAGTTTTGGCATCTTTTTCAGGTATATCATTTTTTCCGGACAGATCATTTTTTTCAAAAACATGATCTTTTTTAGCTGTATCTTCTTTTTCAGATGTACTATTATTACCATGTGCATTATTGGATGGGGATGTATGAATAATCGATGTTTCCGGCTGGTTCATTGAGGATTCCGCTGGCGTATTATTTTCTTGTGCGGGTGGAACAATATTCGGTGTAGACGGAGGAATATTGGTCGTATCTATTACAGTGACAGTAACCGGTGATGAAGTATTTTCCTCCTGCTCCTCCGAAGGATTGAGGAATTTATCGGCTATTTCTTCTAATACTGATGCTTTGGTACCCATATTTGTTATATTATCCATATTATTATTTATATCAGATAAATTTTTCATTTTTTTATGAGTTACATTTTGGACCATCTCAATGCAAGGTAAACATTTTTGGTAGAATATTTCTTTAGTATTCCGATTGCTGATTAAAGTGGGTATTAATTTGTTGGATTTTGGATTTTTATTATCCAAAGTTTGTGTTTTATTGTCCATTTTGTGAATTTCATCATCTTCTAGGATAGAACGTACACTATATCTAAAATTTTTAGAATAGTGTTTACTACTGTATTTTTTTGCGGACATTTATATATTAAAAAGATTTGTTTTGTAATATTTTTGAGGAATTTTTATTTCTGATGATGATCCAATATTTTTTCCTAATTTTATCGAGGATGCAGACGGGATATCTATTGGAACGGATGGTACAATTGTCAGGGTTGTTGCCGTTGGTTGTGGAACAATAGACTTTGTTTGGTCCATAAATATTGGTTTAGAATTGGAAAAAATATTGATTATTGTTTTCAATCTATTAATAAACGATGCAATCAGTCCCATATTTGATATATTGGAGATCAAAATATATCAAATATTTTTTTTCATTTTTTAGGGATAATTTTATTTGAGAGTGTCCAGCGCATTGCACATTCTATTATAGATATTATCATATTTGCATTTTTTGGATGGTGTTTCCTGTATATATTCTTTTATTTTATGGTAATAATATGTTTTAATGTAATCTAATTTGATGCGAAAATGTTCACGAACAACATCCTGAAAATAGGTAGGAGGCTCCATGATTTGATGGATGATTCCATATTTAATGTTCAGGATATTTATTTTGCGCAACATTTTTTTTAACTGGTCGGCATCCGGTTTATTTTCTATAATTTGGAATGGATTTTCGCCTAATATAATGTTTGCTACTGTGATGATGATCTGCCAGATCCCTGATTTTTCGGGGATCCAATTATAAAATTTATTACTATTCGTATATGGAATGAAAAAATGGCAAATATCAGCACCATGATATATGGGATTAAATTGTTCTAATTTTTTACTATCAATAGGTAGGAATGAACATATTATAGGTGGTTTTTCAGGATAATCATTTGTAAATTCTAAAGAAAATTCAAAGCAACCGGAATCATAGGGTGTGCCCTGATGTCCCACTATTAGAAAATGATGGCAACTGATGTCCTGGGGATTATAACAATAAAATACAGAACCCTCGAATTTGGTATAGATATTATTTTTAATGGTGATTAGCTCCTGAATTATCCGTGATAATGTCCGGATATTAAGTTTAATATTATGATCGTCCGGTTTTATTTTTGTGTTGGTTAGAAAAGTATATGACCCTAATCTCCGGACATAAATTTCTTGGATCTGGGGCAGTCTGGCCAGTTTCCGATAGATATTTTGGACATAATTAGAAAATTTTTGGAATATATTTTTTTCCCATTCGAACGGAGATTTATCTAGAGGATAGTTTTGGATCTCCCGGTCCACCTTGAGGACCTCCGATAATATGTTGGACCTTTCAAATATGGAAAACTCTGGGATAGTATCAAGCACCCGGAGGAGGTCCAAATAGTCCGATAGTTTGGTCCAAGAATTTTCGTCCAGAATATTGAACCCATGGAAATATTTTTCTACCAATGGACAGATTAATGAAAATAGTATTCTTTGGAAATTTTTAGGATCTTTAGAACCATTCCGTTTAAGGATGCCAACTAAATACCGTGTCGCCTTTTTAAGATAGGTGACATTATGGTACAAATATGTTCTATAAAAATTAAAGCACATCTTGGAAATTTCTGGGTCCGTACACAGAGGTTCGGGATCCAACTTCAATGTGGCCGAAGAATTTAATATTTCTTCGACTATCTCATGGAATCTTTTCCTGCAGTTCCAGGAACTAATGATGGTCAGGTTCATGATCATCTGGATCTGACAAATATTGGGTAGCGTAGGCCAACAACAAGGCGGCAATTCCGGATAGTTTTCTGGGAATTCGATCTGTAGAATCCCAATATTAGGAATCTTAAGATAATATTGGTAATCATTAGAATGCGAAATACCGATAGGAAATCGAATGGAACATTCTTCGAGGTCTTTATGAATGGCATATCGATGAATGTCGTCCGCAATTCGCTTCCCAGAAAGTAGATTATAGTCTAGATAGACACCCAGCTGATCGTTAACATTATGGAATGTGATGGTCCAATAGTCTTGCGAATTTTCCATGACCATTTTGTCCAGGAATCCCGGACAAAATGTTTAGAGAATCAAATTTTTAAAAAAGTTCAGAGCCTTTGGTGGAAAGGAGGATAGCTCTTCGGACCGGACAGATTCTGGATATAGGAAGTTTTCATACGGCTCAAATTACTCCTACCCAGAATCTGTACCGGATAGCTTGACGATACTAATACTGTTTGTTCAACTGTTCGTTCCGGAGGATTTTTAGGAGATTGACGACTTTCGACCGGAAGCTGACGGCTTTCAACCGGAAGCTGACGGCTTTCGACCGGAAGCTGACGGCTTTCAACCGGAAGCTGACGGCTTTCGACTGGAAGCTGACGGCTTTCAACCGGAGGGTACAATGGATCCGATGTAGTCCGTTCCAAAGGTTGTTGGATATCTTTTAATTTTTGGGGTATATCCATAGTATTTTCTAAAAACCAAGGATGGTTCCAAAAATGATCCCAGGAGATTCGTGCATTATGCTCCGTCTGGAGCAGTCGGGAGAGTAGGTCCCTGGCGGTTGGACTGATCTGGGAGGGGATCTGTATTCCGGTCCCAAGACGTTTACGTAGCTCCCTCATATTGGGGGCCTGTAGAGGATGGCCTCCGAAGAGAAGTTCGTACATTATAATCCCAAAGGACCAAAGGTCGGACCGAGAGTCGGAATGATTCTCCAAAAGTAGTTCTGGGGCCATATAAAGCGGACTACCGCAGATGGTACCGTTCATAATAGTGTCCGGATTTTCACCATTAAAACGTACTAGTCCAAAATCGGCCAGTTTAACAATTAATCCTTGACTGGCATGATAGTCCTCCGGAAGATCCGCTATTGTAATATTCTGCCCGGACTGTTGGGGCTCCCCGAAAAGTACCTCTGATTCTACCAACGAACTGCCCATATGGTTGCGTGTTAGCAGAATATTTGAAGGTTTTAGATCACGATGTATATAGCCTAAGTCCCAGAGATAGTGTAGGGCGTCCCGGAGCTGTCCTAAATAGTAGCGGGCATTGGTCTCCAGAATGGGTACGCCCTTCTGAATCAAACATCTTCTATGGTAGTGGATGACATCCGCCAGTGTACCGGCATCACAATATTCCATAATCAGATACCATTCGTTTTTTCCTTTGAAAAGATCATAGAAGGATACAATATTGGGATGGTCCATACGGCGCATTAGCTGAACCTCGATTTCTATTCTGGGTAAAAGTTCACAACGGTCCAGAATAATTTCCTTAACGGCCACCGTTTTATGGTATATTAGATCGTACCCTAAATATACTTTGGAAAAACTACCGGTACCCAGGAGCATCTTAGGATAGAATTTGTAACGGTTATTCTCCATTACTAGGAAATGCCAAATATTTTATATATAACTTGACTAGAACTCTGATTTGGTACCAGATTTATGGATGCTTGTTTTCTTATGTACACAATACCACCAGATGATCAGAATCAGGATGATGATGATAATGATGACCGCCAATTTATTCTCCTGAATACATTCCCAAAATGTCCTTTTTGGATATCTTGATCGTACTCTTGATTGTACAATAGGTTCATGAGGTTGAGTTTCACCATTTTGAACTTCGGACATAATCTTATATTTTTTATGAAGATTTTATTTTATTTTTTACTCGCCCAAGAAATTTGAACGCTCTTACCTTTGCCTATAAGGAAACCTAGGATTAAGAATGCAATGAAAGCGGCCCAAGAAATGGCCACTTTGAATCCGGTGGCCAGACTGTTGAACCGGATACTGATAGCATAAAATATACCAAAGATACCCGCTGTAATAATTCCCAGTGTAATTATACGACGCTGATTTTCCGCCTTGCGCAGGAGCCAGAAAAGGAGAATGCCAAATAGGATGGCCACTATGGAGAGGATCAGAATGATTATAAATTGTGTCTGCAAACTCTGATAAATCTCCAAAGATTGTGGACATGCATGGATGCAACCTTCCAGATTCTCATTAATACGACTAAATGCATTATAGGTATTGATAAAAGTAGCCAGACCACTAATAGCAATACCCAAAATTACCACATATTGCCAGGCCGACATTTTAAAATAATTTTTAAGCTGGGATAGGGATTCCATTATATTATTTTATATTTATATTTTCTAAAAATTTTTGATAGAGTTGTTCTCGGGTACCATTGTTGACCAGGGAACAATCGAAGTCCGTAGAGTTTTCTAGATCCTTTTCGGAGGCATGATCGTCCTGGGATTGGAGTCCGGGCCGTATTATACGCACGACCAGACCTCTCAGATCATGCACCATCTGGACTTCGTTCCGGAATCGCAGATCGCTTACGACCACCCGGGTCGCAGGATTTTTTCTGAGCAGGTCCTGGTACCAAAGACGAAAATGGTGTACAAAAACATCCTGTCCTAGTCCGGGCATGATCCGGGACAGTTGGTCACGTAAAAGATCGGTACCTACAAACTGGAGCATCCTACGGGGTGTGCAGTTGAACCAGCGTGGGTCCGGCATCTCTTTGTCCTTTAGGTCCCCGAAAACCTGTTCGTCCGAAAGTAGAAAAAGTTCCTGGCAGGCTTTTTTTAACGGATAGGCCAGGGGTCTTTCTAGAAATCCATGATGCTGGACCAATTGTTCCGCAAGCGTCGATTTTCCGGAACCCTTTTGGCCGGTCAGTCCTATTAATTGTGCCATCCTAAGGTTCATATTCTATATTAGGAAGGGATTTAATTGATCAATTTTGTAATTGATCAATTAGTAATATTGATAAATTTTATCAATCGGTCAACTTTTGGGAGCGTATTTGATAGATGGTCGCTAGATAGTCTAATAGTGCCAGAAACTCATGACCCCCATTACGGAGCCGTTGGAGAACACGGCCGGAATGTTCGATGATCCGGGTACGCTGGTCCACCGACCAGGACTGTGAGAGTATCACCCGGTTGGTCTGGAGGATCATATTGTCCACCGGATAGCCCTGGGTGAGCAGTTCCCGGGCAAGATTGACCACCTGTCCCATATTCTGACACTCCAAAACCTTCCGGAGCATCTCCAGAGAGTCCCGTGCCATATATTGCACGGCCGTCCGATAGACATCCTCAGGGGTGATCCTCTGGTCCTCCGGAGGACGATAGAACCGTAGGATGGACAGATCCCCAAGATCGTCCGAAATAGGCTTCCGTGCAAAATTTTTATAATCATAAAGATATTTCAGATTCTGCAGATGCAATATACTCTTGCGTAGGTCACCCTCAGAAATATCAATAATGGCACGGTACACTTCAGGATCCAAGTTCAGGGACTCCTTGCGGCCGATCTCCTGTAGCCTCCGGACTATCAGGTCCTCGTCCAAACGTTTAAAATAGACCAGGGTACATCTGGACCGGATGGCCTCGGAAATTTTGGAAATATAGTTGCAGATGAAACAGAAACGGGTCACACGACTGTACTCTTCGATGATGACCCGGAGCGCATCCTGTGCCTCCTCGGTCATGGAGTCGGCCTCATCGAGCACGATGATTTTGTAGCCGGGTATTTGGTCCGTAGCGTGCACGTATTTTTTGGCCTCGAGCGTAATCTTTTCACGTACCGCATTAATACCACGGTCGTCGGATGCGTTGAACTCGATGACCCTTTGGGAAAAATGTTCCCCAAAAATCTCCCGCCCGATGGTCAATATAGTGGTAGTTTTGCCCGTGCCCGAACTACCATAGAAAAG